TCCTGTAGAAACAGGTAATTTATTTATGTTTCCGTCATCAACTAATCATCAAGTAGAAACCAAACAGGGAACTAATACAAGAATAAGTCTAGCTTTTAATACTTTTTATAAAGGTAGTTTAGGCAGTGATTCAGAATTAACACAATTAATTTTGTAAGAAGTGACCTCAGAAGAAAAATATAAAATTTGTCAAGGATGTGAAAAATTTATTAGTTTAACAAAACAATGTAAGGTATGTATGTGTTTTATGCCTTTTAAGGTAAAACTTGAAAATGAGAGTTGTCCAGAAGGCAAGTGGTAAAAATTAATAAGAAAGGAATAGAAGATGATTAAACCAGAAGAACTTAAAGATAAACATTTTAAAATATTTTTAGGAATGCCGATGTACGGCGGGATGCTAACAGAAACTACAATGCATGGATTATTGCAGCTACAGCAATGGTCAATGGAAAAAGGCGTGGGAATGCGTATACAGTCAATGGGCAATGAAAGTTTAATTACTCGAGCAAGAAATACTGTTGTTTCCATGATGATGGATCAAACAGATTATATTGCTACACATTTATTGTTTATTGATTCTGATATAGGTTTTCAGGCTCAAAATATAGAGCGTATGCTTTGTTTTGATAAGGATGTTGTATGTGGAATATATCCAAGAAAACATATTCACTTCGATAAAATACCTCAAGTATTAAAAGAAAACCCCGATGCTACCGCAGAGGAAATTGAAATTAGAACTCTTGGATATAATCTTAATTTTGATGATCCAAAAAATGTAAAGATGGAAAATGGGTTTTGTAAAGTACAAGAGGCAGCTACAGGCATGATGTTAGTTAAAAGAGAAGTATTTAGAACTATGATGAAAAAGTTTCCAGAGCGTAAATACACATCAGATCAAATTGTTAACGGTAAGTCTTATAGTTCTGATAATTGCTATGATTTATTTTGTGCAGGTATCTACGAAACCAATGGTACAAAAAGATACCTATCAGAGGATTATTATTTTTCTAGACTGTGGCAGGAATGTGGTGGAGATATATGGGCTGACATAGCAATGCCTTTAACACATTTTGGAAACAGAGCATTTAAAGGGCATGTTGGGTCTTTATTTAAGAAAAAATAAATAGTATATTGACGCTATGCCATTAGTTAATTTTAGACCAGCACCCGGTATTAATAAAGAAGTTACCGACTACACAGGAGAAGGCAAATGGACAGACGGTGATAATGTACGCTTTTTTCAAGGATTGCCACAAAAAATACAAGGGTGGGAGAAATTCATTGCTACGACTTTAGTGGGAGTAGCTAGAGATCAGCACGCTTGGGTATCTTTAGATGGCACAAGATATAATGCTATTGGTACTGATAGAAAACTATATGTTTTAGAAGAAGGCTTAGCTTACGATATTACCCCCATTCGTGAAACACAAGCATTAACAAACCCTTTTACAACCAACGGTACATCTACTGTATTGGTTTCAGATACAGGACACGGTTCTACACAAGGCAGTTTTGTAACTTTTGATTCTTTTTCAACGATAGATGGACTAGACATGAATAAAGAATTTGAAGTTACTTCTATTGTAAATTCTGCTGCATACACAATTACTCATACCTCTACCGCATCAGGATCAACAACAGGTGGAGGAGGATCAGGCAACGCTAAATATCAAATTAATCCAGGACCAGAATTTTCAACATCAGCTTTCGGCTGGGGAACAGATACTTGGGGAGCTTCCACATGGGGAACACCGAGATCATCATCTAATGTAACATTAGAAGCAAGACAATGGTCATTAGATAATTTTGGTGAAGACTTAATAGCTACTGTTTTAAATGGTGGAACTTTTAAATGGGATACTTCTGCGGGAGTTTCCACAAGAGCGGTCGCTGTTACCAATGCACCTACTGCTTCAAGATTAAGTTTAGTGTCAACACCTGACAGACACTTACTTATCATGGGAACAGAGAGCACAATTGGTTCACCAAATTCACAAGATGATTTACTTATTCGATTTTCAGATCAAGAAAATATTACAACTTACCAACCAACTGCTGAAAATACAGCAGGTTCTTTAAGAATTGCAGATGGATCACGGATCGTGGCCGCAGAGCGTTCAAGAGGTCAGATATTAGTATGGACAGATACCTCACTACACTCAATGCAATTTATTGGCCCACCATTTACTTTTGGTCTTAGACAGTTAGGTCAAAACTGTGGAATTATTGGCAGTCATGCGGGTATTGATTTAAATGGTGTGAGCTATTGGATGTCACAAGATTCATTCTATTTGTTTGATGGTTCTGTTAAAAAATTACCATGCACTGTAGAACAATTTATTTTTAATAATATTAATCAAACAGCAGCAGAAAATGCTTTTGCAGGGCATAATGGTGAGTTTAATGAAATATTATGGTTTTACCCTAGAGAAGGGTCTGATCAAATTAATGCTATCGTTGCTTATAATTATTTAGAGCAAACTTGGTGGACAGGAACTCTTTCTCGTACAACTTGGATTGATCGTGAAGTTTATGATAATCCTATAGGAACAGAATACAGTGCTACAACAACAGCTAATAATGAAACAATATTAGGTCTCACTGCTGGTTCAACTCAGGCTTACTTACAAGAAATAGGAAATGACGCTGATGGATTACCTATAACAGCTTTTGTAAAATCTGGATCAGTTGAAATTGGTGACGGAAATGATATACAGATAGTACAAAAATTAATACCTGATGTTCAGAATCAATTAGGTGTTTTGAATATGAATTTAGAATTTAAATACTACCCGAATACCAGTCAAAGCGTTATAAAAACAACTACGTTTACAGATACAACCGACTTTGTAAGCTTACGTGGAAGAGGAAGAGAGTTCACAGTTAATGTTGTTTCCAACACTACAGGAACTGCTTGGAGGTTAGGAACACAGCGTTTTGATATACAGCCTGATGGTAGAAGATAATGGCTAAATTAACACTACAAAGATTCCCTGATGCTCCTGATGAGTATGAAAGACAACAATTTTCTGAAATAATTAGACAATTAGAAGAGATGATTCAACAATTAAATACACAATATACAGAAGACACAAAAGAAGAATCAACAAGAAGAACAGTGTTTTTTGCAACAGGAGGCACAACGACTGACTAATGTCTGATAGATTTAGAACCTTTGCTTTAACTCCTGCAAATACAGGAGCCAATACATTATTTACAGTGCCTGTAGCTAATGTAGCTGCAACACCTCCAACTCCTGTTACTACTTTTATGGTTAAAACTATTGTCCTGCATAATAATTCAGGATCTGGAACACTAAACGCTGTCCTTACATATAATGATGGTAGCACAGATTTTGAGATAAATAATGTTGCGGTAGCTCATCAAGCAACTAAAATCATCAACGGTACTTTTGTTTTTGAAGAGGGGGATAGTTTAAAAGTAACCTCTAGTGATGCAAATGATCTTGTAATTAAGGCTTCTGTTTTGGAGATAAAAGCACAACAATAATGAAAAAAAATCTTGAGGACTATCTTATTTTATATGAAGATAAGTTCGATAAAAAACTTTGTAAACAATCTATTAAACAAATAAAAAAAGACTTATCTTTCGAACAACATAAATTTTTTAATCCTCACACAGGACAATCTATTGCTGAGTCAGGAGATAAAGAATTGGACATAGCTTGGGGAAATATAGACGTAACTCCTATTTTAAATGATAAAGTGTGGAACATTATTCATGAATATATCGAAAGTTTAAATTTTCCCTGGTATACAAGTTGGAGTGGTTTTACGAATGCAAAATTTAATAAATATAAAGAAACTAGACTTATGAAAGAGCACTGTGACCATATTCACAGCATGTTTGATGGGGAAAGAAAAGGAATTCCAACTCTTACTGTTTTGACCTTTTTAAATGATAATTACGAAGGAGGAGAATTGGTGTTTTTCCAAGATAAAATAATTAAGCCTAAACAAGGTTCTTGTGTCGTTTTTCCTTCTAATTTTTTATATCCTCATCGTGTAGAGCCTATTAAAAAAGGCACAAGATATTCCTTTGTTAATTGGGTTTGGTAAGTAAAATCCATTGATTTCTAGTTAAAACACCTATAAAAATATAATATGGCAAAGATTATAGATGAACCAATCATCTTACGCTATGAGTATGACGCAGAGGGAAATCAAATCCCTGTCTATAGTTGTAAGGTAGAAACCACTATTACTAATACAAGAACAGGTGTCGAATATGA